GATCCTATTCTGGAGCTTCGTGATGCCTACTTACATCGACGCGATTCAGGAGGTGCAGAACGACTTCCTGAACAGGACGGACTTCAACGATCAGGTTCGGCGGGCGATCAACACGACGATCCGCCACTACAACCGTGAGCGGTTCCAGTGGAACGAAACAGCCACGGCGGTGGCGACGGTGGCGGGAGTGGAGACAGTCCCACTCCCTTCTGATTTTGTGCTGCTGGATCGTCTGGAATACGTCTGGAACTCGACGGCACTAGAGATCGTAGAGCAGGACTTCGACGTGATTCGCAAGATCAACTGCGATCAGTCGCAGGGCACCCCCGCCTACTACACCATCTATGGTGACAACTTCTACTTCGCCAACGTGCCTGACTCGGCATACCCGGTGAACGTCTTCTACGTGTGCAAATACCCCAACCTCTCTGCCGACGACGACACCTCGCCGTGGCTCGAAAACGCCTACGACTTGGTTGTGGCGGGCGCCGCGAAACTGGTATGGGCACGAACGATCCGCAACGTGAGCGCAGCGCAAGTGTGTGCACAACTGGAGTCCGACTATCTGGGCGAGCTTCGCTCGTATCGTGATCAGAATAAGAACGGCAAAATCCGGGCGACGAGGTTCTAAATGATCATCCCACTCGGTGAATGGCTCCCTGACTTGCCGGTGCTGAACAATCCCGGCTTGACGGTGTGCACCAACGTGTTTCCGGGTCCGGGCGGCGCATACACGCCGGTACCGGGCCTCACTGCTGCCGGATCGCAATCGGCGATCGGCGCCATCAACAATGGCTTCTACGCACGGGACGCAGCCAACAACACGTACACGTATGCTGGCGACTCGTCGGCACTCTACGTGCAAGTTGGGCAGACGTTTAACGTGGCCACGCGCCTATCTGTCTCGAACAGTGCTGTGGTGGCGTACAACGTGGACGCAGCGGATTGTTGGGAGTTCGTTTCGTGGGGGCAGACGGTCATCGCGGTTGATGGCCTAAACGATGTCCCGCAACAAATCTCACTGGGCGCGGCGCACTTCGCCAACCTCACGGGTGCTCCCAAGGCTCGCCACATTGCCGTCATCAAAGACTTCGTGGTGTTGGGAAATGTATCGGACTCCGCAGCAAATGTGCAGCGTGTTCGCTGGAGCGGGATCAACAACTCGGCGGCGTGGAGCGTAGACGCAACCACCCTCGCAGACTTTCAGGACTTGCCCGGTAACGGCGGGTGGGTGCAGAAGATCATCTCTGGCGAACAGGGCTACGTGTTTCAGGAGCGCGCTATCTGGCGCATGACGTTCGTTGGCTCGCCGCTGATTTTCCAGTTCGACAAGATTCACGATGGCATCGGCGCCTATGCCGCGCAGGGTGTGGCCAACTACGAGAACTACGTGTTCTTTCTGGCCAGCGATGGGTTCAAGGTGTTCGACGGCTCGAACGTGACGCCGATCGGTGAGGGCAAGGTGGATGCTACTTTCCTTGCGGACCTCGACATCAACTACATCGACAACATCAAGGCGGTGGTATTCCCGGAACTGAAGTGCGTTTTTTGGGCCTACGCTGGTATCGGTAACACGGGCGGCAAGTGCAACCACGTCATGGTCTACTCGTGGGCCTACAAGAAGTGGGCACGTATCGACTTCCCTGCCGACATGGGCGGCGGGGGCTTTGACACGATCGCCGTCTCGTCCGCGTCAGGCTACACGCTTGAAGGTCTGGACGCGGTGAGTTCGAGCCTCGATGCGCTTGCGTTCTCACTGGACTCCCGCGAGTGGACAGGCGGCGCGCTCTCGTTCTCGGCATGGATCGGCACGAACCTCTATTACTTCACTGCCACGCCGCTGGATACGGAACTCGCCACGGGCGATTTGTGCCTGATGCAGATTCAATCTGGCACGGTGATGAACAAGGCGCAGTTGAACGAGATTTGGCCGATCACGCAGGGCACGGATGTCGCGGTGACGGTGGCGGTGGGACACCGTGAGAACGTGCGGGATGCGATCACGATTGGCAACGACACGGCGCCAGAGTCGGCGGGCTTCGTTCAGTCGCACGTGCTCTCGCGTTACCACCGTTTCATCATGAAGACGACTGGCGACTTCGAACAGATTCAAGGTCTGGACGTGATCTTTGTTGATGCAGGCAAGAGGTAATCATGGCAGGCACAGACGCAGGCGTATCGGTACCGATTTTTCAGCCCGACGAGAAGCGGCACCGCCGCGACATCGCCCAGTGGGCACAGTGGGCTACGCAGGGGCACCTCCAGAACGCCGGGAGCGTGACGCTGCGCGCCAGTCAGACGACTACCACCGTGACGGACGAGCGCGTGTCGGTGAACTCGGTTCCACTTTTCACGCCGATGACATCGAGCGCTGCCGCAACGGTCCCCACCCTGTGGGTATCGACTGTAACCACCGGATCATTCACAATCACGCATAGCTCGACCGCCGCAGTGGACAAAACGTTCCGCTACGCGCTACTAGGGTAAACCCGGAGAAAGCACATGAAATGGGGCCTTTGGAGTACCACGGCAGCTTCGAACTCTTCCACGCCACCTGACGGATGGCCGGAAGGCCAAGCGCCGTCTACGGTCAATGACTGTGCGCGCGAGATGATGGCGGCGATCAAGACGGGGATTCTCGATATCGCCCAAGGCTTTGTGGACATCGGTCAGTCCCCCACCTTTGTTACCGCTACCACTTTCACGACGCCCAACAACGACTTGTCGTATATGGCCGTGGGCACGCGGCTGCGGTTCAATGTGGGATCGTCAACCTTGTACGGGACGGTGGTGAGCGCGAGCTTTTCCACCAACACGGGCATCAATGTGACGCTCGATAGCGGGAGCCTGACGGCCTCGCTCTCGTCGATGGCGATCGGCATCACAGGCATCCGTGGCGGGCACTTCGACACGCCGGTAACCATCTCGACAACGACTTCCTTCAGTGTCCCGTTGACGCTCTGGAACACCACGACGATTTGCGGCGTGAAGTTGCACTGCTCTGCGGGTGAGAAGGTGGTCCGCGTCAACAACAGCAGCAACCTACAAGTCATCAACAGTGCGAACACTGTTGTCATCATGGACCTGACGGATGCAGGCGCCGTGACGTTCGTTGGCAACGTGACGGCGTTCTCGGATGAACGCCTGAAGAAGAATTGGCGCTCGCTACCGCCTGACTTTATCTCTCAGATGGCGGCGGTCAGGGTTGGCACGTTCGATATGGAAGGACACGATGACCGCATGATCGGTGTGGGCGCGCAATCGCTACAGCGGCCCATGCCAGAGGCGGTGATGCGCAACGAGAACGGGGTTCTGTCGGTGGCCTACGGCAACGCCGCCCTCGCGACGTGCATCGAACTGTGCCGTGAGGTGGTGGCGTTGCGCAATCGGGTTGACGAACTGGAGAACAAGCAATGACGCTCCCGGCAAGCGGAACAATCTCGATGACGAGCATCAACACCGAGCTTGGCTCTACCCGCACGAACATGAACGACTCGATCCTTCGCGCGCTGGCCAACAAGACGACGACGAACACAACAATCTCGATGTCGGACTTGTATAGCAAGACGGGGAAGATCGCAAAGAACATCACGCTGAGCGGATCGACGGTGAGCACCGGTTTCAGCGGCACGGCCAGCATGAACGGCACCGCTGATTCGCTGTTGCGCAACGCCGGTAACGGTAACTGCGAACTGGATTGGAGTGTGGCTCCGGTGTGGCAGGGGAACTACACGATCACGAACAACACGACTGGCGTCAGTAGCACGCTAGTCAGGCAGAACTCAGTTAGCTGGCAGGGCGCCAACCCTGCCAATTTGCTGCGTGCAAGTACCTCGGACTTTTTCACAATCATTCCTTCATAGATATGAACTACACGATCAGGGGCATTCCTAACGAGATGGTGAACAAAGTATGGCGGTTTGCAGAACCCTTCGTTAAAAGGGCGCTCGACCATACATTCGGCGAGATTTCGCATGAAGACGTACTGCGGATGGTGCTGAACAGAGACATGCAGTTGTGGATGATCAGCCGAAGTGACAAGCGCATCGTTGGCGCGGGCACGACGCAAATCATTCCGTACCCCGGACAGACGGCGTGCCGGATTGTGACGCTGGCCGGTGCTGAGTTCGATGAGTGGCGCGAGGAAGCACACGCCTTTATCGAAGTGTGGGCGAGGGCGCAGGGCTGTACGTGCATGGAAAACTATGTGCGCAAGGGCTTCGTACCGAAGCTGAAAGAGATGGGCTACAAGCACCGATATTCGGTGCTGCACAAAGACCTATAGGAGTAGATCATGAGCGGCGGCGGAAGCGGTGGAAGCACTACGGTCCAGAAGGCCGATCCTTGGGCGGGTGTTCAACCGTACCTCCAGCAACTGTATGCGAACGCGGGCAACATCACGGTCAACCCGAATGGGCAGCAAGGCCCGATGGTGGCGCAGAACAGTGGGGTCGCTCAACTCAACACGCAATCGCAGAATGCGTTGAACGCGATCCTACAGCGTTCGCAGGGCACGTATAACGATGCCACGCTTGGCAACAATGCGGCTGCGATGTCCAACGGCAACGACGCGATCAGCCAGATTCTGGCTGAGTACGCGAAGGGCGGTGGTACCGCTAACAACGCTGCGAAGGATGTCATCAACGGCAACACCACTGCGACACAGGTGTTGGGCCAACTCGCGCAGGGTAACGACGCATCGAGCCAGTACCTGAAGAGCGTGCTCGGTGGCCAGTACCTGAACCCGTCCTCGAACCCGTACCTCAGTGGCGCGGTGGACGCGGCGAGTGCCGATGCGACGCGCAACTTCCAAACCGCTGTGATGCCGCAACTGGCTTCACAGTTCTCGCTTGCGGGACGGTACGGAAGTGGCGCTCAGTCGCAGGGGATCAGCGATGCCACCAACAACCTCGCACAGCAACTGTCGCAGACGGCGGCGGGCATCTACAACCAGAACTACCAGAATGAACGTGGCCTCCAGCAAGGCGCGGCAGGCACGTTGTCTGGGATTCAGGGTGGAGCGGCAGGCACGCTCGGCGGGTTGCAGGGCAGCGCGATCAACACGCTTGCGAGCAACACGAGCGGCAACGCGCAGGCGCTGTCGGGTCGCTCTGTTGCCGGTACCGGCTTGTTGCAAGCGGCCAATCAGGTGGACTGGAATAACCTGAACCAAGGGCTGAACGCTGCGGGTGTGTACCAGCAACAGGATCAGGATCAGTTGACGGGCATGAATAACCTGTTCAACGCGAACCAGCAACAGCCCTACAACACCCTTAGCTGGCTGTCGGGGATTCTGTCGGGTGCCGCTGGCTTGAACTCGCAAACATCGAGCACGAGCAACAACGTTAGCCCGGTGAAGAGCGCAGTGGGTGGCGCGGCTGCGGGCGCGCTCGGCGGCGCCGCGCTTGGCTCGCAGATTGGCGCGATCGGTGGTCCGATGGGCGCAGGCATCGGCGCAGGGCTTGGGCTTCTGATGGGAGTGCTGTGATGGCTGACACTACGGGTGGTTTCGATATCAATGCCCTACTCCAGAACCCCGCCTTCTTGGCGGGGGTTTCTGGTTTGTTGGCTGACCC